CGGCGTGCGGCTGGCCTTCAGGGGCGCAATCGTAATAGAGACGAGCGAGGTCGAAACAGCATAAAGCGTCCACACGAAAAAGCGTCAGAGGGAGAGCCGACCAACGGGAGGCTGCTCCCTCTCCCTTTTTTTACCTCGCCGTAAGGCGAGTCGATATATTTTTGATTTTCCCATGTCGCTGAAATTTCGTAATTTTGCACCCGAAAGGTAGAGGACTCCCAAGCCGTTTGCCCCGGCGCGCCGGCAACAATGCGAACGCGAACAACGGTCTCGCGTACGTTAATGCGAACAACGCTGCCTCGAACGCGAACACGAACAACGGCGTGCGGCTGACATTAAGGACTATAATTGAGGCGATAATTCGCCTTTTATTATATAATCGCCACCCTGCGACTGTCATGTATGACGATGAAAGAGACGAGGAGCCCGAGCCTCGGCAACCCTTGCAGACATCAGTCTGGAGAAAGCCGGAACATTACTAAGAGCCCTGAAGGCTATGGAGATTAAGTACCCACTTGACAATCTTATTCCGGAGATTGTCAGCCGAGAGAATTTGTGCGCCAGTATCGACTATGTTATCGATCACCTTGAATGCAAACATCAGCGCGACAGATTCCGACCCGATAAAACTCTTGATGACAGCGACCCCGAAATTCAGGTGCGCTGGAATCGTTATTACGCATGGAGGGATAAGGTCTATAATATTCTGAAACGTGAGATTGAGACCGGCGAGTTTTCGATTACTCGCGCAGATGTTCAGGATATCCATGTCAAGGACGGGCCCAAAGAGAGGGATGTCCAAGCACCGAACATTGTCAAACGCTGTGGCATCAATGCGATTATGGTTGTCGTTGAGAAGTACACGCGTCCGGCACTCATCAAAAACACTGCGGCCAGTATCAAAGGTCGTGGTATGCACTGGCTCCACCACATCATAGAGGAAGATTTGGTCGCCGCACCTGATATGAGTCAGTGCTACGGTCAGACCGATATTGTCGGCTATTATGACAATATCCCCCAGGAGGGAATGAAAGCGACAATACGCACTTTTATTGCCGACCAGACTCTGCTAAAAATACTTGATAGCTTCATTACATTGATGCCGAAAGGCCTGTCAAAAGGCTTGCGATCATCTCAATGTTTGGCCAATCTATACCTCAACACCGTTCATCATCGGATGCTTCAAGAGGTGCCTCGCTATATGCTGTCATACCCTGATGGCACTGTCGAGGTTCGTTATCTATATTACAGCTATTGTGATGATACAGATTTCCTCGCGCCCAATAAAAAGGAGGCATGGCGTCTGATGCACATATACATGGAGGAGGTAAGCAAACTCGGTTTGAAAGTAAAGCCGAACTATGCTGTCCGGCCAATGACCGAGGGTCTTGACTGCCTCGGATATACCCATTACCGAGATGCCAAGACTGGACGTGTCTATTCGCTCATCCGAAAGCGAGTGAAGCAGAACGCGGCTCGGAAACTCGCCAAGGTCAAGTCCCGGAAGCGCCGACAGCAGATTATCGGCTCATTCAAGGGAATGGCGTGCCATGCAGATTGCAAACATCTGTTTTACATCTTAACACATCATAAAATGAAAAAATTTTCAGAGATGGGAATTGTATATACGCCGGCCGACGGCAAGAAGCGGTTCCCTGGTAAAGTTATGCGTCTGAGCGCACTCCAAAACAAGACGCTGGAGATACACGATTATGAAAGCGAGATGCACACCTCTCATGGCGAGGACCGCTATCTCGTATCGTTCCGCGACCCCCAGAACAACGAGTGGGGCAAGTTCTTCACATCGTCTGAAGAGATGAAAAATATCCTCGACCAAGTGAGCGATTGCGAGGACGGATTTCCATTTGAAACTGTCATCCAAAGTGAGGTATTTGACGGAAACAAAGTAAAATACAAGTTTACCTGATTTTCGGTTTTGAGCGCATTTCGCTCAATCTGCCGTTCTTTGTTGTATATTAGCGGAAAATTCAAAACCGCATGGAAAAGATATACGGAGCAAAAGAGCGGCAGGATGGCTTATACTCTATCGGCCGCAACAAATGGGAGCTGTTCTACGGCTTCGGGAAAGACAATCCCGACGATGAGTCCGGCTATAATTGGCGTCAGAAGTTCAAGCAGAAGCCAAGCCTCGCCGACATCAGGGCTATAATCAAGGAGACAATCAACAACGAGACGGACCACAAGATAATTGAGGGCTTCGTCTGGAAAGGTATGCCCGTATGGTTGTCAACCGAGAACCAGTTCAACTACAAAGCTGCCTACGATTTGGCGGTACAGACCAACGGCGCGACTCTGCCCGTCCGCTTCAAGTTCGGCACCGATGCGGCCCCGGTGTATTACAATTTCGAGAGCCTTGAAGATTTCGCTGATTTCTATACTCAGGCGATGGTTCACATCAATACGGTTCTCAACGAGGGCTGGACTGAGAAAGATTTGGCCGACAGCATTACATTTGAGACCGATGAGTAGTGGGTGCGGATGCTCGTCAGGGCTATTAAAATATATCCGTCCTCCATACGCAAGATACTTCTATGTCGCGTGCTGTATGCACGATGATGATTATGACCGAGGCGGAGACGCTAAGGCAAGACGAGTTGCCGATCGTGCTTTGTTCCGTCGGTGCTTTCGTCTAATCCATGACCGAGAGACAAGTCCGGGACGAATGGTTTGGCTCTCACTGAACGCCCTGCTTTATTATGCGAGTGTTCGGATTTTCGGCAGACACTTTTTCAATTTCAACAAGTAAATGATGGCTCGGCAATGCGCCTGGCCATTTCGCATTTTTGTGAAGTGCCTATTATAGTGTGATTTAGGCCGTTTTTGATTTTCGGGAAATTAACGTTTTGGTCAACTCCAAACCTTATCCCATTATTTTTGCCGAAAAATAATGTCATGAAAATTCCCACAGACAAAATCAAGCACCTTTCGGCCTGCTTCATGGTGTCAACCACGGCTGCTGTTATCGAGTCAGTGTCCGGAGCGAACTATTGGCAGTCATTCCTTGCAGGTATGACCGCAGGGCTGGCTATCGGTGTCGGCAAAGAATATGGTGATAAATGTGCCGTAGGTAATCGGTGGGATTGGCTTGACATCATGGCCGATGCCATAGGTTCTTTGATGGGCTCCACAGCCGGCGCTCTTGTTTCCCTCGTCTAATTCATCATCATTATGAACAATATATCTGACATCTTCCGCGCACTTTTCTCCATGATTGGAGTTGTGCTGGCTATCCTTGAGCCTACGCTTCCGTACATTTTAATCTGCACTCTGCTTATCCTCGCTGACTGCTATACCGCATGGCAGCTCGGCAAGAGGGTAAAGAAAGCTCATCCGAAGAAAGTCCGAAAGGACGGCCACAAATTCGCATCTTCTCACTTCGGAAAGGTGCTGATCACGCTCATGAAGTCGTACTTCCTTGTGATTGTCGCGTACTTCATACAGAAGAACATCACCGACGGCCTCCCCATAGACCTGACGAAGATTGCCGCCGGCGCGATTTGCTTTTGGCAGCTGTGGTCTATCCTGGAGAATGAGTCCAGTTGCAACGGTGCCAAGTGGGCGAAAACCCTTCAGAAGATACTCGTTGACAAGACCGAGCGTCATTTCGACATTGACTTATCAGAACTCGATTCTAAAGAAGAATAAACTATGATTGTACTTATCGACAATGGCCACGGGAGCGACACTCCCGGCAAGTGCAGCCCTGACAAGAGTCTGCGCGAATACAAATGGGCACGTGAAATCGCGGCCCGTATAGAGAATGTTCTTAAAACCAAAGGCATCAATGCCCGACGCATCGTAACCGAGGAGACTGATGTTCCCCTCGCTATAAGGGCCACACGAGTCAATGCTATCTGCCGTCAGGTAGGTAAACAGAACGTTATCCTCATCAGCGTACACTCCAATGCCGCCGGTGGCGATGGTAGGTGGAAAAGCGCCGGAGGCTGGTGCGTCTATACAACGCCCGGCAAAACCAAAGCCGATGATCTCGCCACAGAGTTATGGAACGCGGCCCAGTCCGAACTCAAACCATACGCGGAACGGTTCAAGATTCTCCAGAAGTCAGGAGAATATGACTCTCGTCAGGTTCCGTTCCGCGCCGACTGGAGCGATGGCGACCCCGATTATGAGGCGAACTTCTACATCATACGAAAGACCATCTGCCCGGCCGTGCTTACTGAATCTCTTTTTCAGGACAACCGCGCCGATGTGGAGTTCCTGCTTTCCGAGGCTGGCAAAACCGCCATTGTCAACCTCCATGTAAAAGGCATCATCAACTACCTCAACAAATCCGCCAAATGAAAAGACTTCAGATTTACCTCATACCTCTGTTGGTGCTGACATCGTGTCACACCAACAAGCAGGCACAGACATTACCGCCCGCGCCTATCGTCCTCAGCAACTCCGACAGCGTGAGGGTAGAGACCATCATCAAGACCGAATATGTGCCGGTGAGAGTAGAAGTGCCGGTGCCCCAGCAGTCGGTGAGCAACATCGTATTTGAGACTGACACCAGCCATATCGAGACCGACGTAGCGGTGAGCGACGCATGGATCACGCCGGAAGGGACGCTCTTTCACAACCTCGTCAATAAGGATGTCAAATTGAGCGGTGAGGCGTATGTTCCGCAGACTACAACCGAGAACAATAATGAGGCTGTAAAGACCAAAGAGATTCCTGTCCCTCAGCCTTACCCGGTGTATGTCGAGAAATCACTGAGTAAATCCGAGCAGTTCAAGCTCTCGGCCTTCTGGTATCTCGTAGGGGCCGCGCTTATTGCCGGAGCATATATCTTCAGGAAACCATTTCTGAAGTTGGTAAGAAAGATTGTGGGTTAAAGATTTCCTTTGTTCAAAAGTTTTATTTCGGAAAATGAGAATGGCCACGTTGTGAAACGTAGCCATTTTTAATGCCCTTGCAAATTATTATCGCCATTGTTAGTAATATGGAGTGGAGCGTCAGTGATGATGTTAATGATGATGTGATGGCGCTCCCAGGGCCGGCGATTGTCGGCCCTTTGTTATTTCTTCAGGGAGAGATTTTGTTTGGCGAGGAAGCTCTCTAAAAACTCCACCGACACAACCCCCATACGGCTGACCGCAAGGAGTTGCTTTTTCGTCATTGCCACAAGGTCTCGGAGGCGGCGTATGCCCGCGTCGCCGAGTGGTATCAGGATACGCGCCGGAATGTCAAAATCGGTCAACGATGCCGAGAGCAGCACTTCCATGTGCAGTTTGTATTCCTCGTATTTTTCAAATGAGGAGTCGATTGTTGGTGTCTGTATCATAATGAGTGAAGTAAAAAAAGCGAGGGGAACCACCCCCTCGCCAAGTCAAACCAATAAAACCACGGAGGAATTAACCACTCATGGAATTATTGATAGTGCAAAGTTAACACTTTATTTCAAATTATCCAACACCTTACGCACGGCCTCCGTAGCAATTTCAGGCGTTACCGAGATATAATTGTAAAGAGAGGTGCCTCCCTTGTCGACACGGTGTCCGAGAATGTAGTCTATGACACTCGTGCTGATGCCGAGGTCAAATGCGTGTTGGCTGAATGATTTTCGGGCAGAGTAGTATATCAGGTTCTTAATGCCTGTTGCCTCTGCCAGTTTGCTCATGTTCGTGTCGAAGAAACAGTGCAATCCGTCCTTGCGCTGATACTCTGTTACCGCCAGTCGACCGTCCGAGCCTTTCCATCGTGCGATGATAGCCTTGGCCTCATCAGGAATGCGGAACTCCACGAACTTGTTCAGCTTCGGCCGGTTCTCCGTCTTTTTGCGAACATAGTGAATGACTTCGGTCTGCTCGTCAAAATTGATGTCGAGAAGGTCTGTCATATTGATGCCGCCGAGGTAGTACGACAGCATGAATAGATCTCGGCACTTCTGTATGTTTGGCTTTGTTGTTT